TCTAAAGGCGATGTAGAAGATGTCATATCCAAGTTATTGGAAAGAAAGATAATTACTGAAAAAAAAACGATAGTCGGAACTGATGTACAAATTGAAAGGATTCCTAATAAAACTGTATCTGAATTACCTGGAAAGGATAGTAAGGTTACTGACATTCTTGTAAGGTATTCTTACGAAGGTCCACAGGATAGTAGAAACAGACCATTTTGTGCAAAGTTGATGCAGTTAGATAGATTCTATTCAAGACAAGATATAGAGAAAATAAGCGAAAGAGTTGGTTATTCAGTATGGGATAGAAGGGGTGGATGGTTTACTCAGCCTGATGGGGAACACAGACCATATTGCAGGCACATTTGGATGGTTAATATAGTTAAAAGAAAACAATAATGAGCAAAAATATTCTATTCATAACTGAACAAACTTTCAAAGAAAGAACAGGAGCATCTAATAACATTGATGGAAAACAGATTTTCCCAATGGTTAAAGTTGCAGGAGATATGTTTATTCAGCCTGTTTTGGGAAGCACACTTTATAAAAGATTACAGACAGGAATAGTAGCTAATAACTTAAACGCTTATGAAACTACTTTAATTGATGATTATATTACTGATGCTTTGATTTGGTACACTATGAGCATGTTGCCAATGTCAATGGGTTATCAGTTATTCAGTAAGGGATTCTTACAGAAAACTTCAGATGATTCAGTTACACCAAGTAGAGCAGATTTAGAATTGATTGAGCAGAAGTACAAGTCAATGGCTGAATTTTACTCTAATAGAATGGTTAAATATCTGCAAGAGAATTACAAACTTTATTCTGAGTACTTAAATTATGGAATGGGATTGGATGTAATATTCCCTGAGAAAAAGGTTTATACAAGTCCAATATATTTAGGTGGTGCAGATGAGAATAGAAGAACATGGTTGAATCAATCTATCAGTTCAGGTTCATCTAATTTAGTTACTCAAGTTGCTTACTATACAGCTACAGCAAATCAGACAACTTTCCAAGTTACTGCATTGATAGGAAAGACAGTTGTTTCAGCGTTTAGAAGTGGATTAAATAAAGTTATTGTAACAAGTACTACAACTGATACAGGAAAGATTCAGATTGTCAATGGAACAGTTACATTGCCTACTGGAGATGTTACAATAGCAGGAGAGTTATTTACATTCTTATACAATAATTAATCTATGAGTAAAGGGTACAAAAAAGAGTATCTTGAAAAAGTAAAACAGAAGTTTAATGACTTACAAACAGCTAACAACAACAATAACAAATCTACTGGAAAGCCACAAGATGATAAATACAGTAAAGTTTGCAAGTCCAATAGAATGGATAAATTGGGATAATCAGCCTGTTTTTCCTTGTGCTTTATTTGCTATCAATAATGGAGTTTTTAATATAGGGCGTGAGCAGGTTTATTCAATTACTTTTTGGTTCTTAGATAAGTCAGGAGTAGAAGGGGAATTTGAAACAGAGGTAACATCCGACCAACACTCTATTGCTGCTGATATTGTTAGCACATTAAGAAAGCAAAGTAACGCATGGACCATAGGCGATTCAATCGGATGGGATGCAGTATCTGAGCAATTTGAAGAATATCTTTCAGGAGTAACATTAACTTTAAACATAAATATAGTTTCCGATTATGATGCGTGTAATATGCCAGTTTAAGATTTTAGCAATTATTGTCTTGTCATTTTTTGTCTTGTCCTCTAAAGGTCAAGTTTATCAATCAATGCCACAATATGGTTATTCAGGACCAAGATTCAACATGGATTCTACTTTGAGTATTCCTACAGTATGTGGAGTTCCTACGCTTAAAAGCAATTTAACTAAAAAAGCAGCTATTGCGTTTGATTCATGCAATGGTGTATTTTATCAATATAATCCTAAAACTTTAGTATGGTCACAGATTACAGGAGGAGGTGGTTCAATGATATCTGCTTCAGCATTTGGCTCATTTTATGATTCAACTACACAAACAATTGCAAACACAACAATAGCATATCCAATCAAATTAACTAAGATAGATACTGCAACAGGATTTCGTTTAGTAAATAATAAAATTATAGCAGATAGTGCAGGAGTTTATAACATGCAATGGAGTGGGCAGTTTCAAAATACAGACAATGCTGAACAAGATGTTACAGTATGGATTCGTAAAAATGGGATAAATGTAGTGGGAAGTGCAGGATATATTGCAGTACCAAAAACAAGAGCATCTTTATATGGTCATACTATTGCATCGTGGAATTACATTATTCCTATGGTAGCAGGAGATTCTATTGTTTGGTATTGGCAGGCAAATAATACAGGCGTATCACTTCAATATTATCCTCAACAAACATCTCCTACAAGACCATCAACAGCATCAGTAATAGTTACTATAACTCCTGCAACTGGAGGAGGTGGTGGGGGAGGTGGAACTGTTACAAAGGCAGTAGATACATTATATAGAACTATTGGAAAAGATTCTATACAATTTAAAATAAATGGAGTTTATTATGCAATTAAAGATAGTTCTGGAGGTGGAGGAATTGTTACGAGGGCTGTAGATACTATTTACAGAACACCAGGTAAGGATTCTATTGTTTTTACAATTGCAGGAGTAAGAAGAGCTATTAAAGATAGCATATCTATTGCAGGTGGTGGAAGTCCTGCAGGACCTACTAATGCAATTCAATATAACAATTTTGGTTCTTTTGGTGGTAATCCAAATCTTACATTTAATGGACCAACAGGAACAGTTGGAGTAGGTAATCCTGTATATTATTATGCAGCATTAAATATTAACGATACTTTTACTTCTAATAATAGTATTTCGGGAACTATAAATTCCAGTATATCTCTGCAAAATAGTCAAGCTTATGGGCAAAATACTATTTATTCAGAAATAGCTTCACAACCAAAAGGATTATGGCGTTCAGATTATGAGGCGAATAATTATTGGACTGCTTTTGGAGGCAATCATTATTTTTATACAGGTGGGGATGTTGGACAAGGAACTTCTAAATTAACAATATTTGATAATGGAAATGTTTCAATAGGCGATAGTCTTTTTTGGAATTATGGCACTAATCGTTTAAGTATCAACGCTGGAACAAGTCCAAATTCTGCATTAACAGTTAAAGGTTCTGATGGAATTAATTTTTATGGACTTCCTCAACGTAATGATTATAGCAATGTATTATGTTATAATAGTTCTAATGGGCAATTAGGATATAAGGCTGTAAGTGGAACAGGAGTAGATACTATTTATAGAACTAATGGTAAGGATTCAATTATATTTACTATTAATGGGAAAAGATATGCAATTAAGGATAGTGTGGGAACTGGTGGAGGTGGTGCAGGTAATCCAGCAGGTAGCAATGGTTATGTTCAATTCAATTCTTCAGGTTCATTTGGTGCAGATTCATCTATCTTTTGGAACAATACAAATAAACGTTTAGGGATAGGAACTACACAGCCAAGAACAAAATTAGATGTGGCTTTAGGGAAATTGGGGAACATGCCTTATAATTATGAAATGGCTTCATTTTCAAGAGATGGAGATGCTAAATTAGGTGTTTATAATGCAGATAATTATTCAAGTGGCACAGGAGCATCAATAACATTAGGAAATATTAAAAATCTTAATGCTAATAATCATTATCCAGGCTTTGAATTTCAAAATGTAAATGACTCTGAAACATTTGGTAATAGTTATACAAGATATAATTATTTAGAAAGAGGAACAGATGGTAATGTAGCTGCTGCAAATGTTGATTTATTTAATATTTATGCAGATGGTAGAGTTGTAATGAATCCTTATTCTTATTCATTAAGTGTAAATCCAAGATTAATAATAGGAGGAGATAATACAGGAGCAACTTTAGAAGTTTTAGGAAATGCTTATATAGATGCAGATATAACATGTGGTTCAGATATAATAATTAATGGAAGTTTAAACATACCATATGGAGCATTTCGTAAGCATGTAAATTTTTTAAATGATAGTTCTCAAGCAGAAACATATTATGCAACAGACCAAGATAATATTATTATTTATGCAACTTATTTAGATAATTGTGAAGTTTTTTTACCTGATGCTCCAGTGCAAGGACAAGAGATAATTATTAAACAATCAGGAGAAACGCAAACTTATGGATTATATGTAAATGGTAACGGACATGATATTTGGTTTGATGAGATAACACAATCAAATATACAAGTCTCTAATACTGCTCCACATTCAATTACTCTTATATACAATTCTAATGGTAATGGATTTTGGTATGTATTAAATTATTAAAATAATATAAAATGACAAAGATAGAACCTATAACGTTTCCAATTAAAGGAACTGCAACAAATTTAGATTTAAAAGTTTTAGGATTTTCAATGGATGCTAAAACTGCTGAATTTCATTATCGCTTAACTTCTGATGGAGATTTGCATTTATTAAAAGCAGGCAAAGTTATTGATGAAGGGAACTTGACAATGACAAAAGAAGAATTTGCAGAATGGGGAGCAGATAACAATTATTGCATCCAATGGGCAGCTAACAAACTTGGTATAACTTTAATCAATTAACGATGTACAATTCCCTATCTAACTTTCTATTAATGATTCTTATTGGACTTATTGCCTTTATAGGTAAAGTCATTTATGAAAAAATTGAAAAATTAATAGATGAAATAAGACAGATTATGATTTCAGACATGGCTAATAAAAAGGACATTGAAACCTTAAAAACAATTTCATTGGATCATGAAGATAGAATTTCAAAACTTGAAAATTATTAAATTAATTAAAAATATGAAAAGTAACAAAACAACTATTTTAGGTGCTGCTTTAGCAGTATTAGTAGCTATTCAGCCAATCATTGAGGGAACTGGATATCATTTTGACAAAGAAACTATTAACAAACTTTTATTTGCAGGCTTATTGGCTGCCTTTGGTTATTTGACTAAAGATCATGATGTAACAGGAAAACCTTAATAAATATATGAGATTATTATTATTATCGGTTTGCTTATTTCTGTCATCTTGTTATACAGAGCAGAAAGCGACAAATCAGATTTCTAAGGCTAATTCAAAATATCCTGAAGTAGTTTCCAAACAAACTGCTCTGTGGTATCCATGCAAGCCAATTAAAGCCGTTTCTGATTCAAGTAAGTACAAAGTATGGAAAAAGAAATTGGACTCATTAAATAGCCTTAAAATTGATTCTATATTAATTATAGATACTTGCTATCTATTTGACACAATTGTCAAAAATAAACTTGTCACAGATTGTCAAAAGATAGTGACTAAATATAGAGAGGTAATAAAATCATTACCTGCTATTCATGATACTATCATTCAGATTGATTCAGCAAATGTATTTAATTTGACTTATCAGAGGGATTCTGCTTTATTAGATAAGTCCAAAATGGAGGTTAAATATAAAGTATTTAGGAAAATATCTATATTTTTATTTTTATTTATCGTAGCTTTATTATTGTTATATGCAAGTAAGCAAAAATTGTATTGATTTAATTAAAAAATTTGAAGGATTAAGTTTAAAATCCTACAAATGTCCTGCAGGACTTTGGACCATTGGATACGGAAATACTCAATGGGAAGATGGAACTAAGGTAAAAGAGAATCAAACAATAACAATAGAAAATGCTGAAAAACTACTTACGTTTTGGGTTAGTAAATATGCTAACAATATAAAGGTTAAATGTAATCAGAATCAGTTTGATGCTTTGGTTTCATTTGCTTATAACACTGGAATAGGAAACTTCAACAATAGCACATTAAAAAAGAAAGCAATTGCCAATCCTAATGATCCATCTATTAGAGATGAGTTCATGAAGTGGGTTAATTCAAATGGTAAGCAATTAGCAGGGCTTGTGAAAAGGAGAGATGCAGAAGCAAATCTATACTTCAAAATATGACTCTAAAACAAATCAGGACCACTAGAAAACGCTTATTCTTTGACATTGAAACATCTCCAAACATTGGGCTATTTTGGGAAGCAGGATATAAAAAGAATATTGATTATTCAAACATTATCAAAGAAAGAGCAATAATTTGCATCTGTTATAAGTGGGAAGATTCAAAAGAAGTAGGTTATTTAACTTGGGATTCTAAGCAATGCGATAAAAAGATGTTGCATAAGTTCATTGAGATTGCCAATACTGCTGATGAGTTAGTAGGTCATAATGGGGATCGTTTTGATTTAGCCTGGATAAGAACAAGATGCTTATTTCATCGTATTGATATGTTCCCTACATACACTACGATAGATACTTTAAAA